TTATGATGGCAGCCCTTAGGGATGCGTTTATCAGCAAGCTCAAAACAGCCTTTCCGGACCATAAAATATACGGCGAAAAAGTGAAACAAGGCCTAAAAAAGCCTTGTTTTTTTATTACCATTTTGCCTGGCGATGTGATTGAGCTGAACAAGTCAATGCAACAAAGAGAAATCACCATCGATATTCAGTATTTATCCGAGGAAGAAACGAACGTCAAAAACGTTGAAATGGCTGATTCGTTGAACGACTTGTTCCGAAGCATCGCTTTTGATGGTATAAAGATAAACATTGTAGAACGAAGATTTGAAATTGTAGACGATATTCTCCACTTTTTCCTCGATCTTGACTTTATCGTCATGTTGAGCGATGCAGAGCAGCATGACCTCATGCAGGAAATCAATCATAACAGGGAGGTATTGTAATGGGTCTGCCTCAAGTCAATATTGTATTCAAAACGCTAGGGGCCACGGCGATCCAACGCGGCGAGCGAGGGATCGTTGCGCTGCTGTTAAAAGATACGGCGGCTCTCGGTGCGCATGTTTTAACAAACATCACCGATATTCCGATTGGTCTGTCGGAGGCGAACAAAAAACAAATCGAGCTCGCGTTCATTGGCGGTGAGCGGACACCGAATCGAGTGGTGGTATACGTCTATGATCCAAATGCCACGGTGACGAACGGAACACCTCTAGATGTCGCGCTGAACTATTTAGAAACAGTGAAATTCGATTACTTTGTTTTCCCGGAGATTGAGGAGGCAGATAAAACGAAAATCACCACGTGGATCGGTTTACAGCGGGCCAACGGCAAGATGGTGAAAGCTGTATTGCCCCATCATGCGGCTGATAAAGAGTACATTATTAACTTCACGACAGAAAACATTGTGGTCGGCGATACGACGTACACGGCAGCCCAATATTGCTCCCGCATCGCTGGGTTGATTGCCGGAACGTCGTTGACGATTTCAACGACTTTTCAGCCGTTGCCGGAGGTAGACAGCGTCCAAACCTATACGAAAGATCAACTCAACCAAGCCATCGATAACGGCGAATTTGTGATTTACCATGATGGTGAAAAAGTAAAAGTCGGTCGTGGGGTGACGTCACTCATCACAACTACGCAAGATAAGGGGGATGATTTCAAGAAAATTAAAATCGTCGATATCCTCGATCTTATGTATATGGACATTCGCAAGACGATCGAGGACAAGTATATCGGCAAATACGCCAACAGCTACGACAATAAAGTGCTGCTCATTCAAGCAATTAATGCGTACTATGAGCAGTTGGAGATTGACGGGCTGCTCGATGTCGGGAAAAATAGAGCGGAAATTGATTTAGAACAGCAACGGGTCTATTTACGCTCGGTCGGCGTCGATGTGGATGCGATGAAAGAGCAGGAGATCAAGGAAGCAAACACGAGAGATAAGGTGTTTATCCTTTCTCGTATCCGTCCTCTCGATGCGATTGAGGACATTGACATGAAAGTGCTCATTTAGGGAGGTGTGACTGAATGGAACGAATGATTCCTGAACGCGCCATTTCCGGCACGCACGGCGAAGTATGGGTCGACGGGGAAAAGTATGCTGAAGCCTATGGATTACAGGCCAAGGTGGATTTTATCAAAGAGAAAGTGCCGATGTGCGGCGCTCCGAACGGCCAAGGTCAAAAATATATGGGATGGGAAGGCAAAGGGACGTTGCGAATCACAAAGGTGAACTCCCGACTGACACGCAAGGTGGCCGAGCAGGTGAAGCGTGGTGTTTTGGAACCGATGACGATCGTGAGCAAGCTGGCCGACCCAGCGGCATTCGGTGCGGAACGTGTTGTATTGAAAGGTTGTACTTTTGACGATCTGACTCTCGCGGACTGGGAATCGGGGAAAATCGTTCAAGAAGAGAAGCCGTTTACTTTTAATGATTTTGAATTTATCGACTATATTGAATAGGCAGAGGGGCAACCTTCTGCTTTTTGTCATGAGGAGGGAACACAATGAGCAATGTGGTTGATATTTTACTCAAAATGGATGCGGAAAAGCTGGAATTACCAAAAAAACTCGTGGAAATTAAACGGTTGAGCGAGCTGGCCGGCGAGCCGGTCGTTTTTGAAATTCGAGCGTTGACACAGACACAGTTTGAAGAGATTCAGGATATGTCTACAAAGTTTGATCCAATTTCAAACAAAGCGGACGTCGATGTTTTTACTATCAAACTAGAAACGATCTTAAAGGGCGTTGTTTCTCCAGAGTTAAAACGGAAGGAGTTGTTAGAGCATTATAAGGTCCCGACGCCATATGATTTGATTCGGAAACTATTTACGCCTGGTGAAATTGATCGGCTATATAACGAAATCAGCGATTTAAGCGGGTTTGGCGAGGGGGCCGTTGAAGAAGTAAAAAAGCCGTAAAGGAAAACGGTTATGTACAGATGATGTACTGGTATTGGAAAAAGAAAGGCGTCCGGCCCTCAGTTTTTTATCAAATCCCTTATGGGGAGCTGACGATTATTCGTGCTTTTTATGAGCTGGAAGTCGAGGAAGAAAACGAGAAAATAAAAGCTTTATCCGGCATGCCGTGCCCAGCGCTGTTATGGTGAGGTGAAGAGATATGGCAAAAGGCCAACGGCTCGAGGCGGAAATCTCCGTCAAGGATAGCGCCACCCAGAATATTGAGAAAGTCATTCGATCGAACGAAAAACTGAAAAATGAGATGCTGCGCCTAAAGGCAACGATGGACAAGGTGCAGGAAAGTGCCAAAAAGCGCTGGGAAATGCGGGTTGAAACGACGAAGGCGAATGAGAAGCTAGAGACGTTAGCCGATGCGATCGATCGTGTTCGGAATCGTGCAGCGTTGACCATGGAACGTTTACGGCTGCTGGGATCAGTGATCGGAACGGCATTGGGCGCTGGAGTAGCAACCGCGTTAAAAAGCGGGGCTGATTTGGAAAAATACATGATCTCGATGGAGCATTTCATCGGCGTTCAAAACAAAGGGATGAGTCAGCAACAAGTACAAAAATCAGCTCAAGAGTACTTGGCGGCTTTGCGAAAAAACGCGAATGAAACGCCGTTTGAAACTGGCGAGGTCGTCCAAGCCGGCGTCCGGGCGCTAGGGATCGCTGGTGGAAATACGCAAGAAGCGATGAAACTTTTAAAACTCGCAGAAGACATGGCAGCGTTGACACCTGGCAAAACCCTTTCGGAAGCGATTGAGGCCCTTGCTGATGCGAAAACGGGCGAATTTGAGCGCCTCAAAGAATTCGGATTTAAAGTGACAGCCCAAGAATTTAAGGGCTATGTAGGGAAAAAGGAAAAAGATAACCTGACTGCAGCCGAGACACAGAAGGCATTTAATACACTAACTTCACAAAAATTGAGTCCGTTCTTTGCTGGTGGGGCGCAAAAGCTTTCCCAATCTACTGCAGGTAAAGCCAGCACAATTATGGGGAACCTAAAAAGCGGCCTACAAGATGCGGGCTATAACATGTTGAAAGGGATCAAGCCGGAAACGATGGATAAGCTGGTTAAGATGAGTGAAAACATCGGCAAAGCCATCGGTGATGCGGGAGCGAAAATGGTCAATGCCTTTGCTAAGGCGACCCCGCATATTAAATCGGTCGCCACAGCATTAGCAGCCGTAACAGCCGGGGTCATTTCGTTCCGTATCGCTTTTGCCGGCTTAACGATGATGCAGACCATTATCACCCTGTTTAAAGCATGGCGCGCCGGCACGTTGGCTCAGACGGCGGCACAGATCGGCTTGAATGTCGCAATGCTCGCCAACCCGATGACATGGGTGGCTGTTGGGATCGCGGCCTTAATCGCAGCAGGGGTCGCGCTCGTCATGAACTGGGATAAAGTGAAAAAGAAATCACTAGAAGTATGGGATGTAGTAAAAGAAAAAGTATCCAACTTCATTATGCCGGTGAAAGAGTGGTTTGACGGATTAATCGGCAGTGTCGCAAGATTTATCGATAAAATCACATCGATCGGCAATATTAAAATCGGACTGCCGAAGTTCCTCGGCGGTAATGGGTTGTTCCAAAAGAAAGCAATCGGTGGCGTCATTCCTCGCGATAACTATCCAGCGTTGCTCCACGAAGGCGAAAAAGTCTTGACGAAGCAAGAAGTGAAGCAAATGGAGTACGGCAAACGCCAGCGCCCGTCGGTCACGATTACAGGCAACCAGTTCATCGTTCGCAACGACTCCGACATTAAGAAAATAGCTCTTGAATTGGCTCGGTACATAGAACAGGAAGGAGGCGTCATGGCATGAACGTCAAAATGCAGTTTTGGTTCCGATACGGAAGCGACAGCCTGCAGTTGCCTGTGAATCCTTCATCATTTGAAGTATCGAGCCCTTATGGAATTGAAATTATTGAGGTCAATAGCTTAGGGGAGGTGACGATCCCCAAGAATAGAGGGTTGAAGGAGTTTCGCTTTGAATCGTTTTTGCCAGCCAAATATGACCCTGCTTACTGCGTTCATAATCGAGTAATTCCACCGACTGATTTTATCAGCATCATTGAAAAGTGGCGCGATGCTGAAAAACCCATCCGTTTTATCGTCACGACAGCGAACATTAATATGCTGGTACTCATTCCGGAATTCACCTACTGGCCCAGTCCGCCTGGCAGTCCGGGAGAGATACAGTTTTCTATATCCTTGAAAGAATACAGGATGCCTGTAGTGAAAAAGTGGACACAGTCGTCTCCACCGTCTAATAAGCAACGGCCACCGAAGCAAAAGGAGGAGCCAAAAACGTATGTAGTGAGGAAAGGTGACAGCTTGTGGGCAATCGCTAAACGAATCTATGATGACGGAAGCAAGTGGCGAAAGATTTACGAAGCCAATAAAAAGGTGATCGGGAAAAATCCGAATCTCATTTATCCAGGGCAAAAGCTGGTGATTCCATGATTGTTGTTTACGATAACTACGACATCACCGGTTTAGTGAGAAGCGTGGAATGGAGCGGCGACTTGCAGCAAGTCGCTCGTACTCTAAAAATTACATTGCACAATACCGCAAACGGGGTTTCTCCCTTACTTTCGTTCCAGAAAGGGAAACCGGTTCGATTTTTCGATGATAAGGAACTGTTTCGCGGATTACTTTTTGCGACGGGCAAAAACGAAGCGGGGGAAGGGTTGTTAACATGCTACGACCCTAATATATACCTCGTTAAAAATGCGGACACCATAAAGTTCACGAAGAAAAAGGCGAGCGAAATGGCCAAGTACATTTGCAGCCTTTATAAAATCCCTGTCGGCACCATTGCCGATACCGGATATGTAATCCCGAAGCATATTTTTCGCGAAAAACCATTAGCAGAAATGCTATTTACAGCGTTAACGACGACCCGAAAGCATACAGGTAGGCGTTTTTTTATTTCCAATCATCTCGGGAAATTTACGCTCACAGAAATGAAAGTGCCAAGCGCCAAACTGATTATTGAGAGC